GATGTAAACTATTTTCTCCATATTTATTCAGTATTTCTTTAATTATTTGTTGTATGTAATTTTGTTGTCTTTCACTTTCTGTTATGTAGAAACGTGTTGTGTGTTTTTTTTCCGGTCTACTGGAATTTATGGGTCGGCTTGGTCCCGTTCCACACCCCCGCTGTCTTTTTCGTGTTTTATTTTTGTCTTTACGTCCTGATTTATTTGATACTTTACGTCCTGATTTATTTGATACTTTACGTCTTAATGATTTCATAATATACATTTAACGCATAAAATTTTTTTCCAAATACAAACAAATATTTTACGTATTTTTGTTGTATAAAATGCGCAAAGGTGTAATACAATTTTATCTATAATATCAACTGTATTTAGCCCAACAAAAAACGCAACTACAAAACAACATAAAATAATTGTGGCGTGTAATATATAATGAACATGAACAAACCCGAAGAAATAAAAAAATTAATAAATACGTTTATAACGGGGGCGATGGGCGCAATGACGTTTGGTGCATACCATCAATATACTACCAACAAAATTATGGAACTTAACAATCAGGTTCTCTTGGATAAATTTACTATGGAAAGAGAACTTATGATGAGAGACAATAAAATATTGATGGAAAAAATAATTCAATTGGAAAAAAGACGGTGGTTTTAGGTGGGGAATTTATTGTAGGTTATAATAATATGATGACGTAAAACACATATTTACATCATACTACTATGGTGTAAATAATCACAAGTCAGTTTCAATTGAAACATAGTATTTTGTTATAGTATCAATTCCAATTTCTTTGGCAAATTCAACCGTATTTGTGTTTCTGCTTTTTGTTATTATTTTAACTAATCCGTCGTATGTAATAAATGTAGAATACTGTTTTCTTCCCATAATATCAGCTGTAATAATTTTATGTTTTTCCGTTTCACTTAATGTTTGTGTTGCCATGCGAATATTTTTTATTTTTAATATTTTACCTAATTTTGAAGCACAATACAACGTATGTGGTGGTCGGTTTTCGTCGATAATAACATCAATATTATATTTATTTTTTATTTTATTTGCTATTTCTATTTCTTTATCCATTTTATGTGTATGTGTGTATCATAAAATACATACCAATATCCATCAATTTTTTACCCAAACAACGAATATTCCGCCCCGTATTTTCCCACAATTATGTCGTTCATTTTTACCAATTCAACATTTATATTGAACGACGATTTTGGAAGTGTCATTGCCTTATCGTGTTTTATTTCCTTGGTTTTTACCTTGTATTGTAATTGGTGATATTTTTTATCTTTGAATACAACACTAATATTGGTTGGTTTTTTTCCGTTATCATACAATTGTGTTTTTACCTGTTCAATGTCTAATAGGGGATCGGGTGTTTGGTTTTCGGTCCGCAAAAACAAATCAATTTGTTCCTGCAAATCGTATTTATCGGGCAATTCCATTGAACGCGTTTGGTTGTCGTTATCTTTTATAAAAATATACGGTTTTTTGCAATGTAATGAAACATAAACGTTTTTGGGTATAGTTATTTTATGTTTTTCATCGTTCTCATTATACGGATAATCATTGAGAACAATTGAATGTTCTTCGCCGAATTTATCGGTTATTTTTTTATCGAATAAATGAAGTTCCTTATTGATATTGTAATTTAATGGAAGTTTTACGGTTGTGCTTAACCGTTGTTCTCCTTTATTTTTGTTAAACACCAAATATAATCCGTCATGAAATTCTTGTTTTCTAACATATTGGGGCATTTCTTCGTTTTTTTCATTTTGAATAATTTGGTATTCTTCGGGTGAAATTTCGCAGAATGCGTATTGAATGCCGTATTTTTTTACAATTTCTTTATTGAGACGGTTCAACTCTTTTTGTTGTGTATTTTTATTTAATTCATAATAGTCATCGGAAATGGTTATTTTTTTCGTTAAAATTTGGTCACTTTCATTTTTTCTCCATGCAATTAAGTGTGAGCCTTTATCGTCATATGCGGATACGTAATGGGGTAAATCTCTTTCCGGTTTTTCCGGTAAAATGTTGTTGGCATCCAAATATTTAAGGGCATCAATTGTTTGTGACAATTTTTCTTCTATTGACACAGATTTTTTACTTGTGCTACTCCAAATACTTCCTTTTAACGCAGGGTGACTTTCAATTCTAAAATATTCACGCGAATATTCATTATATTTACCGTATTTATTCACAGTATAAGTTACATATTTTGGCAGGTTTTCTTGAACAATTCCGTTAGGTAAACAAATCGCATCATATCTACGTTCTCGTTTTGTGTCAGGAACAATACCCTTTGCGTTTTGTTGTTGAACATCACAATTTACAATCCGCAAATTTTTCAACCTATTATCGGTTGGGTCACGGTTAATGTGATCAACCGATAAACTGGATGTGCCACTTCCGTGGCCGTAATGGTCCATTATTATTTGGTGAATATAGACACAAGAATAATTAAATTCTGCTCTAATGTAATTTGTATTATGTTTTTTTAACCAAGTTAATTTTTTGCCGTTTTTATGGTATTTTTCAAAGTCTAAAATTTTTTGGTATGAACTATGGCACAATTTGCATAAAATATTTGGTTCAACAAACATTAGGAATAATTCTCCGTCATCTTTATCGTTGACAATCCAAATATGATTTTTTTTCACAATAAGTCCATTATACTTAATGGGATTACCTTTTATATGTCCTTTTACGTCATAATTATTGCAAACATAATCGTTAAAATGGTGAACGGTAGTTGTCATTATGGTGTTGTTTTTAGCGGTTAGTCAAAAATAGTATGACGACAAAATGCAATCAATTTTATGGAATTATAATTATGTATATAATAATTATAATTTTTACGGAATAATAACGAACAATGTTTTTTATTTTTATGTTTTTTCTATTTTTTGCTAAATATAATTTCCACACATAACTCCATTTAATTACTATACGCGACCCCCGCCATTCCACTCATCACTCTTAATACATTATAATTTACTGCATAGACACGAACCTTTGCGGTGGAAGTTCCGGCAACGGTTGCGTTAGAAAGGATAAGCTGAAGAACAGCATTATCAATTCTGGAGAAGTTGCACGTCCCACTGGGTTGATGTTCTTCGGGGCGTAGCGCAAATGAATAAACGTTAATACCCGTGTCAGGGTTTCTGGTGTGGTGTTGGAACGGTTGGACAGTGTCAAAGTATGAACCTTCACGCTCGGAGAAACGGTCCTGTCCGTTAAGCTGAAGCTTGGCAGTGACACATGGGTTCTCACCCCAACAATGCATGTTGAGGGCAGTTTGGGCGAGAACGTAAGTTCCGGCGTCGCTGAGGGCGGAGCCGTTGACAGTTCCGGCACCGGCCTCTGGGCCAAATGCACCACCAAAGGCATTACCCGTGGTTCCGTACCAGAAGGAAGATGCGCTGGCAGTTCCGGTGAGGGTAGCGTCATCCGCACCCGCCATCTGAAACAGACCGGGGGTTGAACCGGCGTTGTAGATGAAGGCGTTGGAACCGGAAGTCTCGGCGGGACCACCAAACGCATGAATAGCCGGGGGAAGGGCATCAATGGCGTCGGTGTAGTTGAAGGGCTGGGCACCAAGGGTCTTGTAAAGGGTGGAGGTGGGGTTAAGGGAAGAGCAATAATCCACGTTGGAATCGGGCTGAACAACCCAAATTAGCTCCTTGACGGGGTGGTTAAAATTCAACTTGATCTTGTTGCTGCTGCTGCCCACACTCTCATCGCCGGTAAATTGTAACTGTTCAATGAGATATTCGTGGGGGTTCTGCGCCATCTTACGTCTCTCATCCGTGTCAAGGAAGATGTAATCAACGTAAAGAGAAGCGGCGACCAAAGACTGTTGGTAAGCCTGGGTCACACTGTTGGTGATGTTGGCACCACTGTAAAGGTCATTCACAGCCCAAAGAACCTCACCAATAGGACGGAAATCAATGTTATACTTAACTTCGTGATACTGCAAGGCAATAAGGGGTAGCGCAAGACCGGGGTTCTTGCAACACCAAAACAGAAGGGGAATGTAGAGAGTAGTCTCTGGGAGGGCATTTCGGGGGGCACACACCTGGGCGGGGCCACCAGAAGAGGCACAAGGACCCGAAATGTTAGCGAAGGTGGGGTCAGTAATGTAGGTAAGCTGAACGGTGTGTCCAACCATCTTAGCGTAACCCTCATACTGCTCGGAGGTCATGGTCAGCTGGTTCCAGATGTGGATCCAGTCACCATACTGACGATCAATTCTCTGACCACCAATCTCAATCTCAACCTGGGCAATCAGTTGCTCACCGGGGAAATCCAACCAACGGGCATACACACCGGCGGTGGTGGTTCCGGAAGAGTTGACGGAAGAAGAGTTGTTCATGGACTGGTTAATCTCGGGAAGAGTAACCTGAAGATATGTCTTGTAGGCCAAATCACCATTTCGGCTAATGGTGCAGGTAACACGACGGCCAAAATCGGCCTGACCAGAAAAGGTCTGTTCGATGCTCTCCATAGCAAAGTTAGTGTAGCGTCTGTAAGATACCTTCCAAAAGGTAATCTCGGGAGTTCCGGTCAAAAAAACATCTTGGGCGCCATAGGCGACTAGTTGCATTAATCCTCCTGCCATTTTGTCGGAAAATAATTATAGTATATACTAGGATTAGAAATTAATTTAGAAC